TTTTGAGGCGTTAGTAGAGATTCTCTCGATATCAGAAGTCAAAGGAGTGCTAGAAACTCATTTTAAAGAAGTGTTAGACAAGATTTACCTATAGCACACAAAAATAATCCTTGACAAATCCTTAAAAATTCTGTATAATATTCATATGAATAAGACAGAATACCTAGAATATTGTAATCAAATGTATGCAGAAGGCACTCCTATATTGCCAGATGAAGTATACGATAGACTTGTAGAGAACACTGCTCTTGAGGAGCAAGTAGGTCATGCAAGTATTGATGCACGATATTCACACCCTTTCCCAATGTATTCACTTCAGAAAGTCTTTGTAGGAGAAGATGAAGAACCAAACTGGGACGCCAAACAACCAACTATTATGACTGCCAAACTGGATGGTGCAGCTGTGTCTATAACTTATGTAGACGGCATCTTCTATCAAGCACTCACACGTGGTGATGGTAAAGCAGGGTTAGATATTACTGATAAAATTAAGACTTTAGTGCCAAATGAAATATGGAGCAAAGGAATCAAACAGATTACTGGAGAAATCGTTGCCCCTAAAACAATACCAAACGCTAGAAATTATGCGAGTGGTGCTTTGAATCTAAAAGACTTAGAAGAATTTAAATCCCGTAACCTTACTTTTGTTGCATATGGAATCCAACCAGCCATTGGTGCTGAATGGACAGAAGATATGAACTTAGTATCAGGTATGGGGTTTAACGCTGTCACCAAAAGTGATTATCGTGAATTCCCTCAGGACGGTAAAGTTGTAAGAGTCGACTCTAATACATATTTTGAAACATTAGGCTACACATCACACCACCCTAGAGGTAGTTTCGCTTTAAAAACAAGACAGGCTGGAGTAGTTACTCGGCTCTTGGACGTTGAATGGAATGTCGGGAAGTCAGGTGCTGTTTCACCAGTTGCGATTTTAGAGCCTTGCACTATTGGAGAAGCGACAATAAGCAGAGCAACCTTACATAACATTGGATATATCGAGGCACTAAACCTAGAGATTGGATGTAATGTAGAGGTTATTCGTAGTGGAGAAATCATACCTAGAATAGTGAAAAGAGTATGAAACTAAGAGAGAAGATACAGAAAAAACTAGATGTACTAGAATACATGATGAAGAACAATGTGCATATTGCAGACCCCAACGGGTGCATGGAATACAGTTGCACCATCAGTAAGTTTTGGTCTGTACTCTCCGAAGAAGATAGAGACTTTATTCAAGGCTGTCAGTCTTCAATCGAAGATGGAAGCGAGTGGTAATGAGAGTATTAATCTTAGCAAATGGAAGAACAGGAAGTACCACATTAATGAAAGGACTTGCCAACGGACTTGGCTGTAATTATATAGCTGAACCTTGGAATCTAGACCTAGTAGATAAGTTGCCACCTATACATCATGATATAGATTATCACAATCTTCCCGAAGATGTGGTTGTTAAAGTTATTGTTAATGTAAAACAATATCTTGGATTCTATATGTATTGGACGAACCGTCCTTTTGATTGTTCAGGTTTGGACTGGTTAGACAATGCAAGTGAAGCTGTATTTTGGTACAGGTTTGCACAAAAGTTTGACAAAGTTATAGTGCTAGATCGATACGATACCCAAGCAAAAGTAGTAAGTGCATTACACGCACAACACTACGAGTCGTGGGATGGTCAGTATGAATTCAAAAAAGAAATAATACCTCCCTATAAAAATATGAAAGAACTCTACATCAAGGAAGAAGTGAGTAGTGAACTTTTAAAATTGCTTTCAAGAAAATTAGAAGTTGATATAACATACTATGAAGAAATTTTCAATAATAAACAAAGGCAAAGTTATTTCGGTCTTCCAATAGATTCTAAAGAACTTTGTGATAATTTTTTGAATACTAAATATAGATATCAACGATGAGTGGCGGAGTATATAATCAAACCTTTTTCAACAACCATCCGTGGGAAAAAGAAAAAGACGGCATACTATACGGAATAGTACTGGTAAACATGCAAACATGGGAACGAGAAACAATAAAAGTAGGAATCGCAAAAGGGCGAACATTCAAAGACGCAGTAAAGCGAGGGCGTGGATTTACAAACTACGACATAAGAATACAGAGACTTTGGCAGGGGACGATATACGACTGCTGGAGATGGGAACAGAAATTACACAAGATGTATGAAAAAGACAGACATAAAACACAACACCATTTTGGAGGGCATACGGAATGCTTTGGCATGGACTCAAAAATCCTACACAGTTTCCCCAAGAAAAATGAAGTATTTAGGGATTAGTGAAGGATTCCATGATGCCGCAGTGGCACATATGGAAGACGATAAGATTCTATTTGCAACTCAAGCTGAGAGGTATAGTCGTGTCAAGAATGATAAACATCTTCCTATAGAGTTTAAGAAACTAGAATGTAATCAAAGTTTTTTCTATGAAGATACAGAATTAAAAAATGCTCGTAGAATATCTAGTGGCATGAAGCCTACAGATAATGGTAAGTTTATATCAAACCATGTTAGACATCATGAGAGTCATATGGCAGCAGCTTATTATACTGCTCCTTTTGTTCCAGATGTTACAGTAGTTATAGATGCTATTGGAGAATGGGACACAGCAAGTATTTGGGTAGACCACGAGAAAGTATGGAGTCGACAGTACCCTTGGTCACTAGGATTATTCTATAGTGCAATTACAAAACGAATAGGACTCAAGCCAAACGAAGATGAGTATATAACAATGGGCATGGCTGCATATGGTACACCTTGTATAGACATGACTAGTATAGTACATGAAAATCTACATAAAGGTATTCCTATGAAAAAATGGTTTTGGCAAACACCTGAAGATATTGCCGCTAGTGCGCAGTTGCAAATTGAATTTGAGATTGGAAAAATATTTGATAAGGCAAGAACGTACGGAGATAAAGTAGCATACGCTGGTGGCGTTGCACTAAACTGTGTAGCAAACAGTAAAATAAGAAACAAGTTTAAAGAGATGTGGATATTTCCTAATCCAGGAGACGCAGGTAGTGCATTAGGTTGCATACTTGCTAGTACAAAACAAAGGATAGAATTTAAAGATACTTTTTTAGGATATGATATTGATAGACCTATCAATCCTTATAAAGTAGTAGAAGAATTAATTAATAACCGAATGGTAGGAGTAGCAAATGGAAAAGCAGAGTTTGGCCCTAGGGCGCTTGGTAATCGCAGTCTTCTTGGCGATATCCGTTATGACATTAAAGACACCGTTAATGATGTCAAAAAACGACAGAAGTTTAGACCCTTCGCTCCCGCGATATTGGAGGAGTTTGTAGATGAATATTTTGAAGGGCATTGTAACGAGTATATGCAGTATGTTGCAAAAGCAAAACACGACCACAAAGCAGTCACCCACGTTGATGGAACTGCAAGAGTACAAGTGGTTCGTAAAGACAGCACCTCAGCATTACGACCAATACTAGAAGCGTATTACGAAGTGACGAAGATACCAATGTTATTAAATACAAGTTTAAATATAAAAGGGCAACCTATGGTTAACACATGGGAAGATGCCAAATTATTTGAAAAAAGATATGGAGTAAAAGTATTTTGAGTGAGTCAGTACTAGATTTAAATTATATAGATAATCCAGGACAGTGCAAAAGATATACTAGCACAAAGCCTGACATGTATTTTAATGGAGACAGTTTTACACAAGGAATGGAACTACAAGATAGATTCAACGGATGCTATACGCATTTAGTTGCAGAACATTTTGACCAAACTTGGAGTAGGTCTTCTAAGATAGGTGGAGGTAATGACAGAATACTCAGAGTTACTAGTACAGATATGATACAAATGCCTAAGAAACCGAAGATAGCAATTATATTGTGGTCAGGACCAAACAGAGTAGAGTACCTAAATGACGAGAATATCTGGAGACAGGTAGGTCATATTAGGTTTGCATTTGATAAAAGAAACTTAGAAATAAAAAGAAGTGAAATATATTGTCACCCAGACATGACTAGACATCAGCACGATGGTTGGAAGAATTACATGAGATATTGTAGAAATATTAAATGGAATTTACATGAGACCCTTATGCAAATGATATATCTTAGACACATGTTAAATGGATTAGGTATTCCACATTTATATTACTGGATGAGTAAAGGACAGGTAGACTGTGCTATTGATTCACTAGATGATGTAAAGAAAGAAGGAGCTAATGTGGTCTGGGAACAACAGTACAATATGAAAAAAGATGATTTCCTTAGAGAAATACCTGAACTAGCAGACGAAGGCTTCTATGAGTTAACTAAGTATAGAATACAAACAAAGTACGGGCCAATGGACCACCCCTTAGAAGATGGTCATAAGGCAATGGCGGATAAAATAATAGAGGATATTTATGATAAAAAATTGGATAAGCTCTTTAGTTAAAAAACTAAAGGCATTATACTTTCAGTGGAAAAATCGAAACATTGTGGAAGATACCCACATCTACGAGGAGTAGTAAATTTTGAATGTGGAAATTTTCCTGAGCATTTCAAAAATAGTTCTTGACAGATGCTTAAACTTTTTGTATAATATATTATATATTTGAGAGAGAAAAGAAATGACAACGATTACACCACCAACCAATTGTCCTTGTTGCGACTCTATTTTAGAGTTAGTCAATGAGCAGTTGTTCTGCAGAAACACAAAGTGTCCTGCACAATGGAGTAAAAAGTTGGAGTCCTTTTCATCTTCTCTTAAAATAAAAGGGCTTGGACCTTCAACTATCTCTAAGTTAGGTGTTGAATCTTTGCCCGAGCTTTACGAACTTACTGTATCAGATATACAGGATAGAATACAAAGTGAAAAACTAGCTGAGAAACTTTTTGATGAATTGCAGAAGTCAAAGAGTAGTAAGTTGATAGACATTCTACCAGCTTTCTCAATACCACTTATTGGTCGGTCGGCTTCTCAAAAATTATGCGATATAATATCAAACATCGAAGATATTAGCGAGAACAGTTGTACTGAGGCAGGTATCGGACCAAAAGCATCAGCTAACTTGGTAAATTTCATGGAAACAGAATTCTATCCTAACAGATACAAAGACACATTACCCTTCAATTGGAATAATAAAATTAATAAAAAGAAAGAGGTCACTGGTGTTGTATGTATTAGTGGTAAGTTAAAAAGCTACCCTACAAAAGCCCATGCTACTAAAGTATTAGAACAGTATGGATTCGTAGTAAAATCAAGTCTAACAAAAGTTTGTACTCATCTTATAAATGAGTCAGGCATTGAGTCAGCAAAGACGGAAACAGCTCGTGACCGAGGTGTTATTATAATAAGTAATATAAAACATTTAATTGGAGAAAATTAAAAATGGCATTACCAAAATGGACAGACGAAAGAACTTCAGAGTTAACTTCTTTCGTGGGCAGTGAGTCCCCTATCTCACAAACTACTGTTGCGTCAGCAGCAGAGCAGTTAGAAACTTCTGTAAGAAGTGTATCTAGCAAATTAAGAAAAATGGGTTTTGATGTAGAACTAGCTTCTGCTTCAGCTTCTAAGTCTTTTTCAGACGAGCAAGAAGCAACTCTTAGCACTTTTGTGCAAGATAACTCAGGTTCTTACACATATGCAGAAATTGCATCAAACTTTGAAGATGGAAGCTTCACAGCTAAGTCAATTCAAGGAAAAATCCTTTCTATGCAGTTAACAGAACATGTTAAACCAGCACCTAAAGTTGAGACTGTAAAGTCATACAACGAACAGGAAGAAGGACAGTTCGTATCATTAGTTAATGATGGTGCGTTTATTGAAGATATCGCAGAAGCTATGGGCAGAAGCGTAAATTCAATCAGAGGAAAAGCTTTATCACTACTAAGAGCTGGTGAAATCAATGCTATTCCTAAGCAGAAAGAAACTAAAGGTTCTAGCAAAGCTGACCCTTTAGCAGGTGTCGACATTGACGGCATGACTGTTGAAGAAATTGCTGATGAAATCGGCAAAACAGTAAGAGGCGTGAAAACAATGCTTACTAGAAGAGGTCTACAATGCTCAGACTATAACGGAGCTGCTAAAAAAGATATAGGCTAATACCTATACATCGCGGGCGAGCTTTCCTTCGGGATTGCCTCGCCTTTTTTATAAATTAATAATTGTCTTGGGAGATTCAATTGACATTAGAAAGTGCATTACTAAAGCAAATACTTGCGCTAGGCGATTTCAATACTTGGAATGGTCTAAAAGAACACTACTTCCCTGAAGGTGAGTACCGAAAACTGTGGAAAATAGTAGACAAGCATGTACATAAGTACCAAGATTTGCCAACATTTGAAGATTTAAAACTAGAAGTCCGTTCAAGGGAACTTCAAGAAAAAATCTATGCCATTGAAACTGTGGAAACAGATGTTGCTCCAGAACTTTTATTAGATTATTTAAAAAACCAATTTACACAAAGTGAGATTCTTACAAGAATTGAAACTTTTGTAGACACTCAAATAGCTATCGGAGATGCTCGTGAAAACATTGACTTGTTGCAAGAAATTGTAGTACAAGTTGAAGATAGAGTAGAAACGAATGATGCCAACGAAAGTATGGAACATATTGAGTTATTTGATAGTGAGGAAGATTTAGCAATGGCTCTTCCACTAGGTCTGAACTCAGAATTCGATTTTGATTATAAGTTCTCTCCCAAAGACTTAGTAGTTATCGGTGCTTCACGAGGCAAAGGTAAATCACTTTCTCTATGTAATAGTGCTGTTTCTTCCCTTGAAAGAGGTAAGTCAGCATTATACTTTACTATAGAGATGTCTACTAGAGAAATACTACAAAGAATATGTGCAATGTCAGTCGGTGTTCCGCTTGGCAGACTAGAAGCTAGAAACCTTACTACTATGGAGTGGCATAAGGTAGCTGACTGGTGGGCTGCAAGATTCGAGAATGGAGACGAGGTTAGGAAAGAGTACGACGATCACCAAGATTTTGACAAGTTTCATTATCAATTGACTCGTAATCCGCTTCGTAAAGATGTTCCTCAAATAGACATCTATTATGACCCTTCCCTTACATTAGCAAAAGTTATCAGTGTAGTAAAACAAAAACTAGTAGAAGACCCTAATCTAGGGATTATCATAGTGGATTATCTAAACCAAGTTAAGCGCCATAACGCGCCTACTCGTGGAGGTCAGTACGAATGGACTGAACAAATAGAAATATCAAAAGGGTTAAAATCACTAGCCCAAGAGAGTAACGTTCTTGTTCTCTCAGCATATCAAGTAAATAAAGACGGTGAAGCAAGATTCTCTAAGGGTATTCTTGACGCTGTTGATGCGGCCTTTACCCTAGACCATTGGGGTGATGAGCATGATTGTGTAGAATTTAAATGTGATAAAATGAGAAGTGGAAAAGAAAAAGGTTTTATTACTAGAATGAACTGGGAAACATTGAGAATGGGACCTGAGACAGAGATAAACCCTGATACTAAAGAAGAAATGAAAGAGGCTCTAAGCACAGGAGAAAGTGCTTATGATATATAATCCTCTACAACAAAGAGTGTGTATTGGAGAAATACTCACTAAAGATTTATTAAAAACACTACCGCCTGTAGACCTTTGGAATGTCAAGGGGTGGTACGAGCGACAGCAGGATAGATTAGACATAAGACTGTACGCTTTTGTAAAAGATGTGTTGAGCAACGGGTTCGTCAACCCAGTTATAATATGGTATAGTGACACTGCAAAAGAGTTTTCTATACATCCAGGAATGAATAGGCTCATGCTAAATAGAGTACTAAATTTAGATATGAAAGCATGGGTAATTAGTTATGATGTAAACAACTACAGAAGACTAGGAAAACTATTCCCAGGTATTACTAAGTTAAGAACTGATATTAACGGGAACAGAGACATAAAACTAACTGCTCAACACAGGACAGATAACAGATTATACGAAATAGTATTCGATAAAGATAGAATACTACCACAGCTAAGAACCGAGAGTAATAGTGCAAAGTGGAATGAAGTATCAAGTAAAACAGGTTTTCATATATGGCACAACAATGAGTACATTGGTGCAGTAGGAAATGCACAAGACCACTGGAACGTAAAAGATGTTTCAGGAGTATATGAATTAGCACTAAAATATTATTTTAACAAGGAGACATCTAATGCTTTTATACACAGAAAGACAACTTAAATTAGCATACGAAAAGTATATACAAAATTTAATAACAATTAATAGACAAGGTATAGAAATACCTCTTCCAGGCTTAGAAGAGTTTAGAGATATATTTGAAGCCGAATGGACACAGAAATACAAGGAAATGGACAATGGCTTATGATAGAGTAAGCCGGGAGACAGCGGAACTAGTACCATTACCACCACATACATGGTACGTAAGAACAGTAGGATGGTTATTAGAACAAGAAAAAATAAAAGAAAACATAAAAAATGTTCCGCTTAATAAAAAGTTAAAGGACAGTTTGGCAACTGACGGAGTAAAATCTCCCATACTCTGTATGCCAAACTGGTACCCCATAGCAGGGAGTCAGAGGATGAGATGTCTTCAAGATCTCCCTGCGCTACATGGACAAGAGATAAGAGTATGTCGTTTTGACAAAGAGTGGTGGTTAGTGTTCTATCTATGGGAAAAGACAGAAAGAGATAGAATAGTAGCAATTTACTTCCAAATGCTAGAGTTAGTATGGAAGTCAATGTATTACGAAGATGCTACAGATTCAAAAGGAATAGACTACAAAGAATTTGAAAAAATAGGAGACGAGCTAGATGGCTGGAAACACAAACAAACCTGAGAATTATTTAGAAGGGGGACTTCCTGAATGGGGTAGTATGAGATTTAGTCCTCCATCAAGTTGGAATGTGAAACCTAATAGAGAATGGTTTGGACTAATAGGGTTTATAAACTCTTTAGACATATCTGATGGACACATGATAGAGGTTGGTACATACGCAGGAGAAAGTACTGCAATGTTTGCATCTAGTGGTAAATTTAAAAAGATTCATACAATAGACCCATATTTTTATGGGTGTGGGCATGAGGTATTTATGGAAGCAAAAGTTAACTGTAGATACTGGAATAACATAGAGTTTCATAGAAATTACTCTCAAAAAATTTCTAATAAATTTACAGACGGTGTATTTGATTTAGTATATCTTGATGGCGACCATAGAGGAGAAGCAGTAGAACAAGATTTAGAATTATACTGGCCGAAAGTAAAGCCTGGCGGGTATATGGGAGGTCATGACTACAATCCAGAGTATTGGCCTGAAGTATACAACGCAGTCAACAAGAAGTTTAAGGGAAAAATGATGCAAACTTTTGATGATAAATCATGGCTTATCCGAAAATAGTTCTTGACAACAATATAAAAATTTGATATAATATACATAATTATGATAGCAGAAGACTTATTAAGAGAGAAAAAGATACATTATGTCGTTAGTGGCAGGGATGCACTTATAAAGTGTTTGAACCCAAAGCATGAAGATAATTCTCCATCAATGAGAGTAGACAAAGTTACAGGAATATTTCACTGTTTCTCATGTGGCTACAAAGGTAATCTGTTTACACATTTTGGTGCACCAGCTTCTCCACTAGAAGTTCGTATGCACCGCATTAAAGAATCAATCAACAAAGTCAGGTCAGCAACTGTCGGAATCCAACTCCCAAAGGATAGACTGTCTTGGAGAGGTGGTGGAATCAGAAATATATCTGAGGAGACTCTTGCAATATGGGGAGCGTTCACATGGAACGTACCTAAGTTCGAGAATCGTATCATCTTTCCAATACGCGATTTAACAGGAAAGACCGTGGCATTGATAGGTAGAAGTCTGGACGACTTTAGCACTCAAAAGTATTATATCTACCCACAGGGAGTAGAGATGCCTTTTTGTCCAGCAAAGATAAAACCTATTCAAAACAGAGTTATATTGGTAGAGGGCATCTTCGATGCTCTTAACCTTTGGGACAAAGGTCTCAAGAATACAGTGTGCTGTTTTGGCACACAACAAGTAAACT